TTGCGCCAGCTTCAAACATATCTTTGGCGGTTACCTTCTTGGTTTCGGTCGCGGAAATATCAACAATGGGCAGCACATCAGTGGCTGCTACGTCTGCCTCGTTGAGCTGGTTGAGCTGGGTAATCCGCTGATCGGCCACGAGGCTCGCTCCTTAGGTCCAAAAGCTACGATCAGTTTAGTCCTCTGTCTCAGTTAAGAGGAAGTCGAGGTTTTGCTGGAGCTGGATCTTGTCGGTGTCTTCCTTGAGGACATAGCCGCTGGGCTGCCCAATGAGTAGTTTTATTTCGCCAGTGGTCACAAAGTCGATGGCGCAGGTGATGGCCTGATCCACTCGCACTTCAATGCCCGATTTTGTGATAACAGCGGTGAACTCGTAATAAAGATCTTGAACTTGCGGATAAATATCACTTTCGGTTAGTTGCAAGAAACAGGTAAAACTGCTGCCAAGTTCCACACGGTTGATTAGTTGAAGTAGCAGTAATGAACTTTCGCGTAAACCGCTCGTTTCAGCAGTAAACAAACAGTCGATTGTTCCGCTGCCGGAAATGAGTCCGGCGGAATACATACTTTTGAAGCGGTCGGACATTGTGGTGGTGTCCAGCGCCTCGCGGTCTGTATTAAACGTGAAGCCGGTTACATCCCCAAGCAAACGTTCGACTGTGTTGCCGATGGATACATCGACCGGAATAGCCGCGCCAGTAAAGGCTTCTACGGGATAAGCCAGTGCGGGATCATTATTGACCGCTCGATCAAACGTGGAAAATAGACGGATGCCGCCAACAGCGTTCACGTTGGCATAAGCCAGAACACTTTGTTGTGTTACACCACCACCATCGGGCCATGTTGAGGTCGGTAAAAAATCCAGACCTCTGGCGTCCGTTGTTCGTATTTGGATTTCATCGCCCGTGATGATGTTTTCACTGGCGCCGTCAATTCCGATACGGTTGAGAGTTGTATTGATGTCCGCAGGTAAAACGGATGATGCAAAACTTGCCTGCGAATCGCGGCGCAGTCTGATGCGTCCGTAATTACCTAGGAAATAGGTCATGCGTTAATCAGCTCGCGGAACGGACCGTCAACAGTGAACTGCAGCGCCACGGAACTCAACTCGCCAGTGCTGACACTCAGCGAAGCGTTGGTGATGTACGCGTTAAAAGCAATATCGTCCTTGTTGTCGTTGCTGACAGGGGTGTCGCCCACGCGCAGGATCATGCCGACCCGATCTGCCTCGGTCACACCAGCACTGGTGGTCTTCATGATCTTGTTCAGGAACTGGTCGAACTGAACACCGGTCTCGCCAGCTTCAGCGCGGTAATACAGAAGCGTGGCACTGCCCGTGGCGCTACTGGCACCAGGCGTGTAACCCTTGACGGCGGTATCGACGGTGGTGGTTTCCAGCAGTTCGACAGTGGTTTCCAGGCTCCAGTCGCGCAGTTTGTAGGCTTTTTCGTTAGCCAGCGGGGTTGGGTCGGTGGTGCCCGTGGTGGTCAGGTAAAGAGCGCCAGTGCGCCCAGTGAAGTAGGCCATGTCGGTGAAGCGACTGCGCTTTTGCCCATCTTAGCGCCGCACAGTAAAGAGGTTATCGGTAAAATCTGCGATCAGGCTGCGGTCATTGGCGTCACATGGGTAGATCGTGGCGCGGACTGTAACTTCACCCTCCTCGTCCATATCAACTTGGCTAACGCGGAACACGCGCTTGCTCCGTACACTTTGACCCAGCACAAACAACCAGCCGTCGTAGGTGCTCAGTGATGCGGCCACATTGCCAGTGACGGTGGCGGTCGTTGAAATTACGCCGCTGCTGCTGCGGTATAGCAATACGTTGTAAGTACCGTCGGGCACGTTGCCAGCTACGGGCGTATTCAGGACGCCATTGGGAGCAACCACGCCTGTGTAAATCCCGTCCCACTGGTTCTGACCGAGATCCATGTAGATGTAGGCACCAGGCATGACGGGGCTGGTGGTTGGGAAGGTCTTGAACTCAATGCTGCTGCGGACGTAACGGCGGATGTTACACATCAACTTGCCGAACAAGATTGCCTGCGCCTCGTTGGTGACGTATGCCGAGAGGTCGAAGTTTTGTAGGACTGCTGTGGCTTCAACCGTGTCTGCACGTTGGACTGATACCGACCGATTGACGGCAAAAACGCCTTGTGCATCGAGTGATCTGTACACAACGGTGGCGATCATGTCTTCAACGTTGGCGTCATAGTCCATGTACTCCTCTTTATATGAACCCTCAATGATGTTGCCCTGATTAAAGAGTGCAGTGATTTGCACAGTGCGGTTAATTTCTCCTGTGGCGGTGTTGTACGGGACTGCTGGCACAAGGGTTTCCTTGCCACCGATACGGGCAAACTCCAGCAGGCTGAACGGTGCGTTATTGACCCAGAAGCTGCGCCAGTTGCTGCGGTCGGCAATGGCACCATCCATAAATAGATTGTTTTGGACGCAGAACCGCTTGGTGATGGCGAGTTGCTGGGTGTCTATGCCTTGAACGTTGGCGTAGTTGCCGATGCCATCGGTGGTGTCAATGATGGTGTCAAGGAAAATATCTGGTGCGTAGTTACTTGGACCGTCAGGCGTGGCTGGATAGGTAAGCGTGCCGGTATTTAAGCGACGGACAGGTTTGCCCTGCGTGACAAAAGCTGTAAGCGAGCGCATGTCTTGTAAACCTTTGCCGCTAAATACGTTGAAGCCCAGCAGCGACAGATTGTTGTATAACCGTGTTGTGTCAAACGTTTGCAGTTGTTGTTCTGTTACTGCAACAATGCTTAGTTCGGGACCGCGATCAAAACTTGCGGTGACATCTGTGTCCCCATCAAGATTAAACCAGTCCCATTCATTTGTGCTAGAAGGAGCCTTGTTGAGCGGAGGAAATGGATCACTTAGTGGAACTTGCTTGGAAAAACCAGTAAACACTATTTGTATGTTGGTGTTAATTGCTGTACTAAAAGAAGAGCCCGTATTTTCAAGATACAAATAGTTAAACAAACCGCCGGTTGTTGTTAATGTTCCATGCTTATACATTTCTGCCAATGGATCATTGACGGGCTCAAATCGCACTTCCCAGTTACGAGGTATGGAACTGATGAATTTTAGATAGATGTAGTTATCCTGCTCTGCCGCACGTCGAACAACGAAGATGCCGTTGACCAAGTTCCACGCGCCATTGTCAACGCGGTAATGTACCAAAAACATGTATGTTCGTTGCTGGTAACCATTGTCGTTTGCCGGGTAGCCAAATTGACGTAGGCGCCCGCTAATGCGCTTGAAAATTTGGCCCTTTAATGCAAAATCAAGGACATTACATTTTGATAGCGAGGTGTATCTAGCTTCCTCTACACGCACCAAGGCTTTCTGATAATAAAATGCAGTTGTATTGGTTGGCACTTCTTCTTGGTTGTACGCGATAGACGGTGCCCGACCGGCTTCGATACATGTCAGGTAGGCATAAAAGTTGCCATTGTCTGTTGAATCACCACTGGTGCTGGTAATACGAAACAGTGCTGAGCCAAGTTTGAACAGTGCAGCATCGTCAAACTGTGTGGCTACTGTTCGGCGTGTGTCTGCTTTAGCGCGGTAAAACTCCAGGTTGAAACCAGTCAGTGCAGGCTCAATAGTGTCCCTAACCCAAACTGTAATAGTTGCCCCAACTGGGATAACGCCTAGAACGCTTGAAGCCGTAAGGGGTCTTGAAAAACCGTTCGTGGCATAATCGAAACCACTGGACTGCAGATAAACATCTAGGGGTTCGCCAAATTTATTTCCTTGGCTATCACGTAAATACCAGAAAACTGCGAAGGGAACAGGTGAGTAGCCGCCAAAGGTGTTGGAGCTTGTGGGGGAGTAGACCTGACTAAATCCGTCTTGACGAGTGGCAGAATCGTCTAGTTGGATCCGATAGGGGTTGTCGGTGAAGTTGCCGTAAAAAACAGGGTCTGTAATGCTATTTGCTTGCCCTGATGTTTCATTGGCAAAACCAAGAAAACCAGTGCCATTGCTTTTAAAATAGATCCATTTGTTTTGCGCTATCAGATTGGTGATAGGTGTTTGACCAAAGGCGCTTTTATCGGCGTCGATAGCAGTGATTGCACCGCCCGTCAGCATGGTCAACATCTGCAGGTATTGATTTTGGCCGAAGCTGCGGATGGCGCTCCAGATCATTGC